GAAATAATTCTCGTTTTTTACAATATATTAGTTATAGCAGAACAATAACATTTTATTGTTGTCTATTTTACTAATACTCATTAAACACTCAGTTTAATAATTTTTGTAAACGATATTTCTTAAATTTTCTAAATTTTTTCTTTCATATTATAATAAATATAATCATCTAAGAAATAACGTATTGCATCTAGATTTAAATTTCTTCCCAACGCTACATAAAAATGTGATAAAATAGTGTTATAGATATTTGGTTCAATAAATCTATTAATCATTGTGTGATTAAAGAATTCATTTTCTAATTTATACAGTGTAAAGTTGTATAAACCAAATCTTCTAATACATAATTTATCATAATCACTTTTTTTTACTTTAACTAGCGTCAAATTTCTTCTAAACCCAGATATTTTTTGTGTTACTTTTGTGATAGTTTCTTTTTGTAAAACCATTTTTGTACCAAAATATGACTTAACTACCTGTGAATACTGAATAAATTCTTCAAAACTCATTTTCTTGTCTTCATCTAATTTTTCTTCTACCCAAGATCCATTTTTAATTGATTTTCTAAGCTCTTGAATATATTTTTCAGCTGCTACAAAAAAAATATCACTATATAAGATACCAGTAAGATTTCTAGATTTAAAGAATTCTTCTCTATCTTCGTTAATTCTACTTGCAAGCCCTTCAACATCCATATCACCGTATTCTAGAACAGATGGTACATCTACTTCAGCAATTTTTGTTTCAATTGCTGTTGTTCTAAATTTTCTAAATTCTTTCGATACTTCAATATCTGGTACTGGCAGTTTACCAAGACTGTTCTTTAATTTAAAATAACTTCCATCTGTTTTAAAGAAACCAAAACCACCTTGATTTTTTGGTATATACAAGATTTCAGCATCTATTGGACCTAACTTTCTTTCTTTTCCCTTCTGATTGAAAGTACTAATCCATTTCCAGCTTTCTAATAATAATTCATCATTCAAATCCCCACAACCTGATCTAATTCTAATATTTTGAAGTGCTTCATATACTTGTGTTATTAATTGAATATACACTCTATCATTCGAACCTTCTGGGTTACCACAAACTAATGAAGCAATTGATCTATTACTGTATCCCATTGAAATTGTCATTTTCTTTTCACTAGACGTCTCAACTTTTCTTAAAAATTCAGAAAATCCAATACCAATCAAACATTTGTTTAATTTTAACATAAAACCAGATAAAATAGTAATCTCATTAAGAAGTGATGCCTGTGTTAAACTATTAACTCTTGTTCTACCATCATCTCCTAAACACTCATTTTTAATCATTCTCTTATATAATAAAGTTTTATCATCTAAGATTAATTCATCATTTAAAATTTTTTTTATTTCATTAAACGCTTCTTTATTATCTTCTTTTTTGTATAAAATGTAATTAATATCAACTATTGTTCCATATACTTTATTTAAAATACCATTTGTACTACCTGTAGCTCTTTCACCACTAAATAATCTACCTTTAGCTTCATATAAAATTGAACTATCACTGTCCAATCTTAAAAACATTTTTTCACAAGCCAATGCCATCCAATTGCATAAAAAACAAAACTCTTCTTTTGTCTCTTTGTAATAATCGTTTTCAATAACAACATCTCTTAAAGCATGCCAAATTATTTGTTTATGCTCTTCTTGATGCTGATCATTAAATTCAGCATAGTCTGTACAGTTTTCAATACCAATTTTTTTGTTATAATTATGTGTTATTACATTACTTTCGTCTAGTACATTGATCATTCCTAGTTGGTTCATATTTTCTTCTAATTCCAAAGTTAAACAACTAGACATTAAATAATGAGCAGACCCAACTGAATAAATATATCTTAGTTTTCCATTTTCCTTTTTCTTTAAAATCATATCACATAATGTCATTGGTAAATCAAAGATCACTCTTTGAAACCAAAAATTACTTTCTGATTGAAAAGCAGATTTTTTTGTTCTTTGTTTAGCTTTAAAGTTTTTATCAAAACTGCTAATTTTATCTTGTATTAGTTTTGATTCAAACATATCTTTTAAACCCCCAGAACCAGCATCTGTTGTAAAAAGTTCTCTATTATTAAGATTGAATATAATACCTTTAAATTCTTTTCTTGATTTTTTTAAAACTTTTTTCCAATATAACTTACATACCAAATAACATACTTTATTTGATAACTCGTAATTATCTAATTTATGTTCTAAACCAAATTGTTTAATAATCATTTTTCTGTGTTGTACATATACTCTTTGTGAAATAGATTGGATTGCTGTTTTACCATCTGAACCTAATGGTCCAATAAAATTTTCCATATACTGCAAGTTCTTAAAATCAGTAAATGTTAGTTCAACATTGTTATACAAGTTGTTTGTTTTAGCAATTTCTGTTATTTGTTTACAAACAAAAAGCCAATATCTTTCTTTGACATAATAAATACCACTATTTTTTACTAATAAATTACCTCCATTAGTTAATTTAGTGTTTACCCAAAAAATGAATAAACTACAAAGAATATTGTTACTCGTACCATATCTTGCTAAAACTATATCTAAAAAACTTGAATACTTTTTATTGTTATTGATAATATTAAGTACTGTTCGCACTCTTACATTTGCACATTGAAATGTTGTTCTATTAGAATAACTATAGAATAGAGATATAAATCTAATTTTATTTTCACTGATCTTACTTATTTTCATTTCTTGAATATATTTATCAACTATTTTAAAATTATCTTTTAAGATTTTTTCTTTATCTTTTTTGATTAAATCTTCATTATTTACTCTAACTATTTCATCTTGTGAAATAATTTTTCCTTTTTTTGTTTGATTTTCAAAAGGAAAGAATGAATCTTTGTCAATATTATTATCATAATCTAAATAACCATGTTTAGTTTTAGTGTAAATTTCATTCTTTTTATGTTCTGGTTCAAAAATTAGTTTCGTTTTTTCTACGTAAGTGTCCTGAGCATCAGAAGTAATTTGTACTGGTTGTCCGAAATTATTTAGAGCAATATATAATGAAAATAAATAGTAAACAATTTTTTTATCTTTATTTTTTACCCCAAATTGTTCAAACGTTTCATAATCTGTGTCATTCAAGAATAAATAACTAACATGTACTTTGTCAATATTAGTAATTTGAGTTCCTTGAATATTAAAATGCGTAGTATATGGAGTATTAGAGGTTATTTGAATATAACTAATTGGTAAAACATCTGCTTTGTTAAAGTCATTAATATAGCAATATTTTTTAGTTTCTTCATCATATATTACTTTCATATTAATTTGTGATAACAAACTCAAATATTGTCCTACTGATGTACCTAAATAAGCTGCTACTTTACTTGCATAATATAAAATATTGTCTGAATTGTTATTAATTCTGAACTCGTTTTCTAATTGAATAACATCTAATTTTTTAATTGTTTTTTCTTTTAAAAATTTTGATTTTTCAAATTTATCATATAAAGTTGAAAAACCAGGAGTTTGAGATTTATGAACATTTAATGCTAATTTTTTGAATTTAAAAAAAACACATTTTTTATTAAAAACTACTCCTAAAAGGTCGTTTTTAATATCATAGATTATACTGTTTTCATTAATAACATCGACGATACCAATTTCTTCTAAATGTTCGTTAAAATCAAAATCTTTTATTTTTTTATTTAAAATTAAATTGTATAACTCTAAATAATGATTATACATTTTTTCAATTTTATTAAAACATATAATTGTTAACCAAGTTGAAAAGTTGAAGCTTGGTAATTGTACATGCTGATTAAACCATACTTCTTTATCACTAGAATCGTCTAATTTTACTTGATAAAAATCAGAAACAATACTATATAACATTTCTCTTGTATTATCATTATCACACATGCTTAGATTTAACATAGCACCAACTTGATCATTGATTCTATTGTTATTATTAACCTCATACTCTTTTTCTGTCATTAAAATTGTGTTAACTTCTTTTTCTTGTTTTTGTTGGTAATTACAAATAACTTTTTTAATTTGTTTGTATTTACCAATATTTAATTTTACTTTTTCTTTTCCTACAACGTTTTCTATACCTGTATCAACATAATCCATAACATTAGTGATACTACTGTTCTTACTAACCAAATTAAAAATATCATTCAAATTCAAATCTCTTTTTTTGCTTTGTCTAACTTTCATAATTTATTTTTCCTTCTTTTTTTATTTTTATTATACTATATAATTGTTATTATATTAAATAAATTAATATAATCCTGAGTTTTTGTAGCTAAACCCTAAAAAACTGAAAATAAAAAAATATTTTAAAATTTTCGGCAATGTTGCTATATTTT